CGCTAATGAGCTTCTTGGTGTTCAGCCTATGTCTGGACCAACTGGATTTATTTACAATCTAACAAATCGATATGTTGGTGATCAAGCTAATCCTATTAATCCAAATGTTCAAGCTCAAGTGCTTGATTTAAATGGAGCTAAATCTGTTGGTGATACTCTTACTGGTGCTACTTCTGGTGCTACTGGTACTGTTGTTTATGTAGAACCTGCAAACCACACTTATCAAAATAGTGCTCCTGGAGGTACTAATCCAACTGGTTCTAAAACATTCCCTAACAGTGTTGTTAATCGTTGTTTAGTTGAACTAGATCCGGGAAGTGCTAAATTCATCGCTGGTGAAGATGTAGATGGTGGTACTACTTCAACAACTGCTGTTTATTCAAACGAAGCTTCTTGGCAAGCAATTATGCCTAATTATTCAGGAACTTACACTACTGCTGAAGGTGAAATTCGTGGTACTGTAGGTAATGAAATGAGCGAAGTTGGTATTTCTGTTGAGCGAAAGCAAGTTGAAGCTCGCACTCGCAAATTACGAGCAGAATACACAATTGAAATGTATCAAGATCTAAAAGCAATGCACGGAATTCTTGCTGATCAAGAACTTATGAGCCTTATGGGTTATGAGATCAAAGCAGAAACTGACCGTGAAATTGTTGATTTTGTTAATTCTAACGCAACTCCAGAATCTGACTTCGTTATTCGTGACTTTACAAGTGCTGGTCGATCTCGATGGGAAATCGAAGATTATCGACTATTTGCTGCTAAATTAAGCGATATGAGTCGTGAAATTGGTCGATTAAATCGACGTGGTGCTGCTAATAAACTATTAGTATCTCCTAAAGTTCTTACTATGTTAGAGCAAATTGGTGGATTTAATGATTCTCCAGTTGATAGCACTGCAAATCCTCAAGCTGCTAACAAAGCGGTTGTTGGTCGATTTGATAATAAATTTAGTGTTGTTATCGATAACTATGCTAAATCTGAATATGCTACTCTAGTTTATAAAGGAAGCAACCAAGATGCTCTTGGTGTTTATGCTCCATACACTCCAGTGCAAATTCAGAAAGTAACTCATGTTACTACTGGTCAACCAGCTTTAATTGCTATGACTCGTTATGGGCTTGCTACATCTCCATGGGTTGATGATGCTGTATCTATGGCTAATCCTAACCCATATGCTAAAACAATTGCTGTTGACTTCTCTAACGCTGTTATCGGTGGTTAATAAATAGGGATCTTCGGATCCCTTATTTGAGTCCAGGTTCTCCTCTCCTCTTTCCTGGACTCATTAAATAATATTTTACATAAATCTTTTATTATTTTTTGTATACATTTATTTTCTAAATCAAATATTTTGCTATTTCTTTCCCATTTAAAAATTTTTTAATATTTTCTTTTTTAATTAAAGTTCCTGCTTCAAGATAATTTACATGCATAAAATGATCTGGATACAAATATAGAATTTCAGTTACTTGGTAATGAGATTTTTTAAAATGTTTTCTAGGAATAGTTAATTTTACAACTGCATGCATTCGTGAAGTTTCGCTCATTTTTACATAAATTTCTGCATATCCTTTAATTTTTAACATTTTATATTCCCACCATTTTGTTTATTCCTTTTTCTTTATTATACAATATGTACACTTAAATATAAATAAAATATGGAAATAATAACAGAAGCAATACCAAAAAGAGAAACATTTTTTACAATTGATCCATATGTAAGCATTAATGAATATAATCAATCATTACAAGCACTAGAAAATAATAAAATAAAATACACTGAATTTATTGCTTTGATAGGTGATTTTAATTGGTTTTTATCGTTAGAAAATAATCAAAAACCCATTATGATAAATTATGATTTAATGAGTGGCACTGAATGGAAAAATGCTGTTTCTAAAGTAAAACCTTTAACACCAAATGATATTTATCTATTATACAGAAGAATAGGAAAAAAAGAAATAGCTCGATATGTAGAAAATGATGTTTTTAAAAAAGCAAAAAAATCTAATAATATTGTTTTTAAAATAAAAAATAAAGAAGAAATGATTAATTTATCTAAATTGTATGGAGAAATCTATCCTCTGGGAGTTTATTTAAATGGATCTATAAGATTAGGAATTTGTTTCAATCCAGAAATAAAAAATTCAATTACTCCTGATAGAATTTTATTAGAAATGGGAACTCACAAAACTGGTGAACTTGAAAAAACAATAAATTTTAAAATTTTAAGAAATCAGGATAAAATAATAAAATATACAAAAACTCCATATTGGAAAAATGGTAAATTTATTCCTACTTCTCCAATGTCTCCATTAAGGATTTTTTAATGAAAAAATCTATTTTACAGAATGCTTTTAAACAAGCAAAACAGTTTGTAAAAAGCTTAAAAAAAGAACCTAAAAAAGCAACTAAAACTTTTGCTAATTATTTTAAACAAAAATTTGGAAAGAAAAAACAAAAAGATGATTTTGAACCCGGAGCTTTAATAACTTTTCGTTATGATGCAAAACACAAGGAACATAAATTTGATAAAAACCCTTTAGTTGTTTCTTTAGGATATTCTAAAAAATATGGGAAAAAATATTTTCTTGGAATAAATCTTCATTGGCTCCCAAAATCTAGAAGAGTGCTTGTAGGATCGTTGATAGTGGAAATGTTAAAAGATAGAAATGGAAAATTAGAATATGAAGATATTAAACCTTTATTAAAAATATTTGAGGGAACACCAATGTTAAGAATGTATATTATAAAGAGAGTATCAAAAAATATTTTAAGAATGCCTCCAGAAACATATAAACGTGCAGCATCGATAGATTATGCTTCTTGGCACTATCCAAAGGAAAATAAATAATGGCTATTTCAAGACCAAGATATAAAAAGAAAAAACAACGAGCTCAAACAAATAGAACAGGAAATAAAACAAAATTCCAACAAGGATTTTACAAACCTATTAATGAAGAAAAATATCGCCAACCAATGGATAAAACTATGAATTCTCAAATTTATCCAGAATATAGATCTTCTTGGGAATTAAGATTTTTTAAATTTTTAGATTTAAGTAAAAAAGTAGAATATTGGAGTGCGGAACCATTTCCAATTATGTACTTAAATCCAAAAGATGGACAAATACATCGTTATTTTCCTGATGCTTTGGTGAAAATGGTTAATGGAAAAAAATTACTAATTGAAATAAAACCAAATTATCAGCAAAACAATTTTGTTTGCAGCATAATTTAGAATTTATTGTTATGAGTGAGGATGAATTAGGTTTTTAAAAGATTCTGCAAAAGGTTTTTTCTGTTTCTTTTTTTCTTCCGGTTTTTCTTTTTCTTCCGGTTCTTCTTTTTCTTCCGGTTTCTCTTCTGGAGCGGGTTCCTCTTTTGGAGCTGGTTTCTCTTCTGGAGCTGGTTCTTCTTGTTCAGGTTCTTGAGGTTTTTCTTTTTTAGGTTCTGCAGGTTCAGTATCTTGTTCCCGCTCTTCATCGGATTCTTTATCTTTTTGTAATTTTAAATCATCTTCTTTTTTTCTATTTTGTTCTTTTTCTTTATCTCGTTTTTCTGATTTTTTTATTTCTGATGATAATTCAGCTTCAAATAATTTTTTAAAATTCATTTAATTCTCCAAGAAAATAGATTTTCCGTCTACTTTTTTTGTTCCAACAAGTTTAGCTGCTTCTTTAGCATTATCAGTTGAAAAAAATTCTACCTCCACTCCAAATTTAGTTGGTAAAATATTTTTTACTTTAATATTAGACTTTCTTATTTTATCTAAAGCTTTATTAATATCCACAGCTTCCGTTACCGTTTCTGTTTCGATTTTAAAATTTTCTTCAGATTTTCCAAAATATTCTTTAAACATGTTTTTCCTTAATTAATTTTTCTTTAAACATTTTCATAAATGAATTTCCGTCACGTTCTGCTTCAAAAACAAATGTATTTGCCTTTTTATTATTTCTTAATTTTGTGTACATCGATCCCAATTTTCCTGGTTTCATTTTAGAATCTAATTTTTCTTTTTTTCCATTTTTAAATAATAAATAAACACCATTTTCTGGACTTTTAACAAAAATTGCATCTTGGTTGTATTTATTGGCTAGATCATGAGCTAAATTAATCAAATTTTTTGATTTATTAGGATCTTTACAAATAGCAAAAATACTATCTTCTTTTACTTTAATTTCTTCAGGAGTTCCTTCATTTTCAATCCAATAACCATCTACATAAAAAAATCCAAAACCGGCATTTCTTAATTTAGAAGCAATAAATTTATTTGCACGTTCATTTTCTTTTTGGGTGTTTTCTGCTCTAAAACCTGTCAAAATAACAATAGTTGTGTCTGGATCATTAAAATGTTTCCAAACTCTTGATAAGCTTGCTTCATTAATCATTATCTTCCTTGACACATAAGTCGTAATAATCACAATATTGGCATAATCCTGATTCGACTTTATAAAAATCTTTACATTTTTCTATTTTATTTATATTTTTTAATAAAGCTTTATTATAATCATTAATATTTTCTCTAAACATAGGATATTCTAAATGAGTGCCATGTTCAACAAATATGTATTTAATAAATATTTTATTAACAGGAAAATTGTGAAAATACCATGTTCCATAATACAATAATTGTTCGGGATCTTGTTTATAAATTCCTTCTGATCGATCTTTTCCAGTTTTCCAATCAATTACATATACTTCATCGGTTTCTTCATTTACAAAAACACCATCTATTTTTCCTCTAAAAAAAGCAATTGGATCATTGTATCCACACGGAAGAATTTGTTTTTCTTCTATTTTCAAACCACAATGAAGTTCATTAGCAAGATTTTTAAAAGAAAATATTTCTTTTCCTAATTCGGTTTTTAAAAAATTATCATAAACTTCTATACAATCTTTAATAATTTTTTTATTAAAAAATTTAGATTCTTTAATTTCTTTTTCCTGTTTGATAATATCTATTTTTTCTTTCCAAGATTTATCTTTGTGTTCTAGAAAAGAATGAATTATCTTTCCACGAATTAAAGCTTCAGAATCTTTTTTAGGTACTTCAATTCTATCTATTTTGTAAAATTTGAATTTTTTTGGACATTGTTTAAAAGTGGATATCGCACTGGGAGAATATGGAGAATATTTCATAACGAAGCCTCCTTATTTGGAAGCTTCGAATGATGCTAATTGAGCTAATTTTACATTATTCATAATTAAATCTTTCGCTCCAGCTAAATATTGAGCATCTTCAGGAGTTTCTTTCATTTCTGAAACAACTTCTTTGAATGCTTTATCAATAACTCCTACTTTTATTCCTATTTCTTTGGCTTCTTGTTTCCGTTCTTTAATTTGTTCTTGAAGAGCTTTTATTTCATTTTTTAAATCAGAAATATCTTCTACATAAGAAATTACTTCATCTGTTAATTCTTCAAGATCTTTTGGATATTGAATTTTTTGTAAACCTTTTTTTGTAACAATTTTTTCCATTTGTTCTTTTTGTTTTTCTAGATTTTTTGGTTCTTCAATAACATCTTCTATTTCTGGTTCTGGAATTTCTTCCTTTTCCTTTACATAAATGTTATCGATATCATCCAATAAAGAATCAAAATCAAAATCTTCCATTTTTCCTCCTTAAATATCTACAATATTTAAATTTTCATTCAAATATTGAATTGCTTTATCGAATTCATTTTTATCTAGAAAATCTGCATAAACAGCATCTGAAGTTTTGACATAAATATCATTACTTAAACTAACAGATGTATTTAGATTCATAATAATTCGATATTTGTGATATTTGCCATTTGTTCTTTTTTCCATTTTGATAAAACTAACAGCTTTTGGATTTACATATCTATTAGGATTATCTGACTTTGGAAAATTAAGCCATTTTCCATTATTTAGAATTTCTCTGATTTTTTCTTTTTGATGTTTTTCTTGATAAACATAAACATAATCAGGAATCATTCTATCCAGATTCCCCTTCAAACTAATATTATAATTGAAGTTGAAAATGGTTTTCTTTTCTTCAAACATTACACTTGAGACATTATTTAGGTTAATAATAATATTTTCATTTACTTTGATATTCAATTTAAACTCCTTTCGAATATTTAATATTATAATATATTAATCTTAAACATTTTTTAGATTAATTCTAATTTCAGCTTCTAAACCATTGTAGATATTATTTTCAATAATATTTCTGATTTTTGATCTAGAAATTCCATCACATAAAACTTCATTTAAATCTTTGTATTTTTCCCATTCATCTACCCATATGAAGACATTATAACCTCCCTGTACATAATTTAATGCTTTTTCAATTCCTGTTTTATCATTATCTAGAATAAATATTGGAGTTTTCAATTCATCGATAAGAAAATCAGGCAGACTTGCTGACAACATAGCCACAATATTTTCATAACCAGTGGCTATTGCATCGAATATTCCTTCCGTGATAAATACTTTTTCATTTTTATTAAGATTTTCAGTTGCCCAATATTTTTCAGCATTAGGGAATAAAATAGTAGAAAAACGTTTTTCTTCTATAGATCTTGTATAAAAACCAGATAATTTTTCATTTTGAATAATAGGAATAAAAATAAAGTTTTTTACATAATAATTTTTATCTAGTACTTTGATAAAAGCATCTTTAGAAAAATACCAATTTTTATAATAAGATTCAGGAACACATCTATTTTTTACATATTCAACAGCTTCCGGAATATCTATCAATTTTTCTAAATGCCTAAAAACATCTGGCAGATTGATATTTAAAACTTTTTTTGGTTTTAATAAATGATTTAAATCTTTTGGTTTATCTAAACCAAGATCATAATCAAACTTTTCTTTTCTGTATTGTTGAAATAATGATTCATCCATCATTTTTAAAAATACTGGAAATGGCATACCATTTTCTGCTGGACATCCGGCATTAAAACAACGTGCCACTCCAATATCATCTTTCACAGCTGCAATAGAAAGACGATGTCTTCTATCACCACATAATGGACAATTTGCTATAATTTGATCAGGAGCATCTTTTTTAATGCTATTTAATACAAGTTTGGCATATTTTCTTGTAACAAGATTCAAATTATTCAAATCTAATATCCTTATCATCTGTATTATGATATGTAGATGTTACATATTCCCAAAATTTTTTATTTTTTTCATTAGGAATTTGCAATTTTCTAATTGCTTGTTCGTAAATTCTTTTTACTTCAGCTTTAGAAATTCCCAAAACTTCAGCAATTTCTTCGAATGACATTGGTGTACCTTTTTTCATTTTTAATCCTTTCGATTTTAAACATAATATTGTGGAAAATCTTCTTTTGGAAGAATATCATAATCATTAGATGTAGAAACATAATACATTGCTGGATCTTTTGTAAATAACTCTTCTACAATAAATTCATACAAATTATCATTTTCTTCATTTTCTGAATAAGTGTATTTTACTTGAACAATAATTGGATTATCCAAATATCCTCGAAGTTCAAGAACATCATTAATTTTAACTTCTTTGCTCATTTTACACTTCTTTTAACTTTTCTTTATTATAATATTAATTTCCTTAAAATCAAATAAAATCCCAGAGATCAGATAAAGATCTCTGGATGATTTTGTTCAATATATTTTACAATTTTATTTGTTACATAAAGTTGGTTAAAACGACTTTTGATTTTTCGACCTTTACGAATTTTACCATTTTTAGGATTTTCTGTGTAATAATCACCTTCAATGTATCGTTCTACAATTGTATCGATATATTTTTGAATAGTATTATAAGAATCTCCTATTGTGATGATAATTTTCTTTCCTTGATCGATTTGACGCTTAAATACAATGTTAAAGATTTCTGTTTTAGTTTTTTTAGTGATTTTTGTATCTTTGAAATAATTTACAATTTTTTTAGCATTTTCGATTCCTTCGAAAAGTGCTTTTTTATTATTGATAAATTCTTCAGCAACTTCTTCCGCTCCTTGACCT